CTACTTTAGGTGGGTGTGTCCTGGTTCCTGCTCTGGCAGTTGACATTTACTTCTCCTTAAACGGTGACTGAAAGCTCACTCATTGTTGTGGCCATAATTACTTCCGAAACTCTTTTCGTACTCTTGATGATGGTTTCAAACTTTTCACCTTTGAACCCTCCCGGTAAACGGAAAGCATCGAGTGTCTGAACTATCTTAGTATGACGTTTCACGTCATCAGAATAAAATTCTACGGTGACTGGGTAGTCATCAGCAATTACTTTAGCAGCTGCCATGTTGACCGCATGCGGTGTAAACACAGGTCGTGACTTCCAGGTGAACTGTAAGTTTGTAGTGCTTTCGTTCCAACGCTCAATCTCATCGCTGATGATCAAGTACAGGATGTCCTCTTCTATATCTTTATACCCACCCGTTGCGTATTGCGCAACGTACTTTACCCCGTCTTCGGGAGCGAACGGATCGATGATAAACGCACGTTGTACGCCTGCACCGTCGTCGTAGAAACACAGGTACTTCTGCTCCCAGTTCATAGCGACGAAAGAAGTCGGCACTAGGGCCTGCCATTGGTCCCTGTTAAAGATACCAGCCGTAGCGTTCGTAGCCCCGTTGCCGCTGATGACGATCAAGCCGTCAGGGCTGGGGTAAGCGATTGCCGTACCGAAGTCGACCATGCCTCGCTTGGAAACACAGGCTTGCTCAATCTCCAGCTCCACCATCGAAATGGCTGACGGGTCAGAGCCGATAGCCAGGTAGGGCCACCCTTCTGTGACAATAGCTATCGTGTTGCCGAACACACCAAGCCCTACAATGTCATGACCAGTGACTAGCCTGTAGTCGATTGGCCATGCGTGCGGAGCACCAGGTTCGGAGAACGCCAAGGTATTACCGAAAAAGCCTGCCAGAAATCCTGATGGATGCGCTTTTATGCCAATCGTAGCGTCGTTCGGAGGATCGTACAGCTCTGTAGGGATGACTTCGGCAAGATTCGCAGACGGAATAGCATCGATAAAAGTGTTGCCAGATACCTGGCTCACTACGCCTTCATCTACATACTCATAGAAACCAGTGCCATCAACGCTTATCAAAGAGAAATGGGTCGCATCAACCACCTGTATTGCGTAGCTATTACCATTCAATTCATCCATGCCGTGCGTTACCGTGACAGTACCTGCAGTAGGCAGCCCTTGAAAGTCCTTGCTGTCTGCTCCTAATAAATTGAATACGTCTACGTCCTCGTAGCTGATGACGTACCGCTCGCCGTTAAACGTCTCCCAGTCTGTTCCGGAAGAACTAACCCACCCAGCTATCTCTACAGTCTGTCCATCCACGAAACCATGTAGCGGAATCCTGACTCTCGTTTCGTCCTCAGCTATACCGGCACCCTTGGCCACAGAAAATATGCTTTGAGTAACCGCGCCACTTACGAGCTGACTCGAATAAACAGTGGAATCCACCGGGATCGTAAACCTGTCACTATCAAGGACTGTTATGGTATGCGTCGTACCATTAAGGTCCTCCCAGTCCGGAGTACCCTGCGATGCACTTACAACGTCTGTGAACGTTACTCTCTTCCCCGTAAAAAAGCCGTGATCGGTTATTCTGAATGTAGCCGGGTCGTTCTGCGCTGCTGATACGATCAGTGACAGCTCCAGCCCAAGTCCTTCGAATATTGCTTGCTGCCCAGCAGTTAAAGTGTGCGCAGTTGTAGTTTCTACAACTACAGGGTTTTCCTGGGTGATGCCTTCAATATCAAACGCCGCCTTTATCACTGCCAACTCCGTGAGGAACTGGTAGTTAGTTGAGCCGGAACTACCCGTGTTCAGGCGATAGACGCGCCTGTATGTTATGTCGTACGCGCCGCTCGGTACTGCGGGCAAACCCTCCAGCCGCACAGTCTGACCAGTACGCCACTCCACCTGGTTGCTCGGTGGTGACGGCGGACCTTCTGCACCCCAGCTATTGACGAATGTGCACACGTAGTACCGAGTCTCAGGTACTTCGTCTTCAACGTCAGCTATGCCTACCAATGTGGCAGAGAAACCCTGCGTTGGAGGTGGTACGTCCAGGTTACGGTAAGCAGATGGAATCCCGCCCGCTCCTACCAATGTTGCATCTGTGACACGCAAACCAGGAGGAGCAGCGTCCGGGTCAGCGTAAATTACTCTGCCGTAGATATCATTAGCTACCGGGTAAGGTACCCAGTCAGTGTCGCTGTAAGCTTCCAGCCATATATTTGCTGCATACCTGTACAACGAAAGAGGATTAACTAGTGTCGTAGGCTGCAGGTTCAGCGGTGCGCGCATCGACTCCAGTGCTGCCGAGTCCATACGAGCGTTCAATGCTACTTGCGCAGCCCCGTCTGGAATAAGCCGGGGATGTATGCGAGGCAGTTCGCCCCTGAACCCACCTAGTCTGATGACGGTCATTTAGATTCCGCCGTATTTCACTTTGCGTGCTACACCCGTCTCGAACTCCTCCGCTGCCGCAACACGTGCAGAAGAGAAACTATCCTGGAACAAAAGCAAGTGGTACTGCCCCATACCCGGGTCAGTCCACGGTTTACGTGGGATCAAGTACAAATACGCCAGCGCCCCGTGGATGAACTCCTCGTTGAATTTGTTTATTAAAAGATCATCTATGACAGTAGCTGTGAGCAGGGGTTTTACTGCCAGGCGTGTAGTGTACAACTCAGTTGATGTACTGGCGGGCGTAGGCACGAGCCGTAGTATGTTGTTACCGTCGCGAATGTACCACTTCGCAGCTATATCGGTTTCACTGCGCCAGTCGCTGGTGTTTGTGTCCAGCCAACTGTAAGTGCGTGGATGTACTGGTTCACCGCCACCGTTATTCTTCATAGTGACTACGTCTACCAGTTCTGTACTGGCTGGCAATAAAGTTTCCAAATCCACAGTGGACTCAGTGTCTACCGTAGATATTTGGATGTTAACGCGCCAGGCGAGCGTTTCTTCGCAGAATACCCGTATAGCTCGCAGTAGTTGGCGCTCAGCTACGAAGGACGGTATACCAGGAATCTCAGCGAGTACGTCAGGTACTAGTGTAGTGATGGCAGCCATTACGATCTCCTGGGTTCTGTAGCTTCATCAACCGCTTCTTTATGCCCTATACTGAGCAAGAAAGCCCGGTAGAACGCAGTGGCACGTGAAAGCTCTGCCGAAGCATCCTCCGTGTCCTTACTGAAGCCACGATATGCGATGTAATCGATGAGTGAATCAGCGTACATATCGCTGATGACTATGTTACCACCAGCAGTGGCGTCACCTGGTTTCGCGTTATACACCACCTCGATTGCTTCGCCGCCTGCCTGGGGAGGAAAAAGTTCGAACTCCAACGGGTTACGCTCGTCGTAGAAAAAGTTCTCAGCTATTCCAGTCGTAGCAGCTCGCCACGTAGCGCTAAGTACGTCGACTATTGCATAATCTGATTGGTGGATAGCAGCGCCGTTACTGACGTTTTTAACCACGTCAACCAGGCGTATACCGTTATCCGGCAGTGCTTGCACTGTGCCAATTACCGCTGTGATATTGTCTCTTAGTACGTAGACATCTTCAGCTGGGCCTTTAGCAACAGCGCGCTGACCGTCATTCAGCCATTCAAGTAGCTCGGATTCCTCCCAGCGTACGTGTTCTTCATCATTCAGTAGCGCCGCTGCTCGGTTCAGGATGCTCCGGACTGTCGTTGCCATCTTGTTCTACCTCATGCATGGCAAGTGCGAACACTTCCTTCGCTTCTCTGCCTGTGAAATCAAAGTCTACTAGGTTTTTAAGTGCTGCGACCTTCGGATGCCCCACTGTGGTGAAGTCTGCCGGGTTACCCCGAACAATCAGCTCTTTACACGCCTCAAGCAAGCCAACGGTCACTGTCTCTTCACGGGTCTTGTTCTCGGGTACCTCCGGTGTCGTTTCCAGCGGCGTCTCGGGTATCAACCCTGCTGCGATAGCAGCATCGAACAACCTGCGTCCAATCTGCCGCGTTTGTCCTGCTTCGAACACTGAGCACTGTCCGCCGTCCTCTGACACTATGGTGACATCGCGGGGGGAGGTGAACTTAGCCGATGCGGGTCTTGTATCCAGTTCCATAATAACACTCCAGGGTAAAAAGAAGGGCCTACTGTTAGGTAGGCCCTTGAGTTGGCTTTAGATAGCCGTATCTACAACAACCAGGCCAAAGTCAATAGGCGTGGTACCAGTGTAGATGCTGTTGAACCGAGGTTTCAGCAAGCCGAAGATTTTACCAATCGACACACCGTGCTGGTTACCATAGTCGAACGTGTTCTCGTCCCAGTACGGCAAGCCAATATCGGCCATGCCCATCGCTTGTGCGCCACAGAACAGCACTCTCTGACCAGTCTCAGCTCCAGCGCCCCAGGTAGATGATGTATGCACGTGTCGGAACTCGTGAATAATCAAACCATCCTGAGTAATCATGCTGCCGCTGAACAGCGGGTTAGCCGTGCTACGCGGACCTGCGTTCTGCAAGTTAGCGAGGAACGTCGAAGACTGTTTCAGCTTGGCAATGCCTTGCGGCGACATGAAGACGTGGTAATACTCTGCGCCGCCAGGTCCCTTGATACCACGGATGTACTCGTCCTTCATCCATGCTTTCGTCTCGACAAGCATTTCCCAGGTAGGTATATCTGTGTCACGTATAGCTGTGGTGTCACCAGTGGACAAGCCGTTGGTGGCATCCCACTGACGGAAACGCGCAGTCGACGGAGCCGTTACGTCACTAGCAAAGGCCAGGTCGTTCAGGTTACGTCCAGTCGGGTTGACCGGGCGAAGCACATCGCTGTTGTTGTAGGTGTACGCGACACCTGACATGGTAAGGAAAGCCATCTGATCAATGCGATCAGCAAGCCAGTAGGCCAGTACATCTTTCGACGTACCGCGGAAATTGACAACAGATCGCTGATCAGCCATGCGACCGGCGAGGCGGTTAGCGTTACGCAGCTGGTCAATCGTGATGACCTCGTCGTAAGCCTTGATGGCCTCTTCGTTGTTCTCCATCGTGTAGTCGCCTACGACGCCGTCCCCTTCCAGGTCCGCAACGAGCGTTAGAACTGCGCGATCACCTTTCTCACTTTTGGTGAGTTCAGTAATTCGCTGGATCATGCTGTTGGGGCCCTTTCCAGTAAACCGCATTGTAAACGACGCATTGCGAGCCGCAGCCCAGAGGTCACGAGACCATACGGTCTTCTCCTCTGTGGTGAGGGCCGTAAAGTTTGTCATCGCCATTAGTAATGCTCCAAAAATTAATAGGTTTGTACGAAAAGTGTAGTTATCGGACTACTAAACCGAGCAACAGCATATCCCTGCCGAGGGGCCAGGCTCTAACACGGCCTGGTCGCGAATTTAGACTGTAACTCCAAAAAAAGCGGGGCTTCAAGCCCCGCTGTCTTTTTCTACGAAAACAGCTTTACAATATGTCGCCGCGTAATCGCCGTTTCGTAGATTCTGGTAAAGCATCAAACTGTTCATCAGACATAGAACTAACGTCTGTTATAGGTTCCTGACTCTCACCTTTAGCCTTGCCCTTGATCTCAGGTGGTTGATTATTAGCAACATCGACCTTCGCTTTCACGTCAGTGCGTTTGATGTCTACTACGTTGTCAGGGACCTCTTCCGCACCGGTCTTTACCAGGTCGTGCAGTTTCGCAGCGCGCTCAGCAGCTCGTTGCAAAGCTTCCACCCTAGTAAATCTACCAGACTGTGCATAACCGACGTACAAGTCGATCATCTCCTCGCGGGCGTCGGGGTTATAATTCTCAGCCTGCGTACTGAACTGCGGATAATCTTCTTCGATTAAAGCACCAGCTTCCTCGAAACTTACGTCTTCGCGGGACTGGATATCCCCGGACTCCGAGATTTTCTTGGCCTCGGCTAAAGTTTCTTCGCGTTCAGCCTTCCTGATCTCAGCGCGGAGTGCTGCGTACTTGTCCTGATCGCCTTCCAGTAAGGCATCCATTGCTTCTTTTTCTTTGGTCGCGTAATCGTAGGGGGGTGCAGGCTCGGGTGCATTTTTCTCCTCAACTATGCCCTCAAGCTGTTTTTCGAGGGTTTCGACTTTCTTCTCCGCCGACTTCATGCGGTCGTTAACCTCATCGAAGCGGTCCTTGGGAATCTTCGGGTCGTCGTCCTCTAATACGACTTCTTCTTCGGTTTTTTCTTCTTCGGTTGTTTCGTCTTTCTCTTCGGCTTCGGCATCTGTCTCGTCCTTAACATCGTCGTCAGAACTCTTTGCATCGGAGTCATCGGAGTCATCGTCATTTACAGCCTCCTCCGCAGCGTCTCGCTCTGCGAGTAACTCGGCTTCTTCCTCCGTCTCGGGGGGATGTGTCTCCACCGTAGTCGTAGTGTTCTCGTCCTGGATATACTCCATGTCCGAGAGATCGTCCTCTTCACCACCAATGAACGGATCAGTTAAGACCGGTGCGGTGGTTTCTTTCTGTTTCTCTGCCTTTGCTTTTTTCTTAGCCATTACTGTGCCCTCTGCGGTGTAGCCGGTTTACTCAGTACATCAAGCTCCTTGATGGAATGCTTGGTGCTTTCCTGCATCAGCGTAGTGTCACGCTTGTTACGAGCGTGGATACCTGCCAACTGCAGCTTGTTGTCGAGATTATCATAGAACATAGCCAGCTGTGCCTGGCGCTCAGCCAGCTTATCCTTGTATTCAAGCGCCAGCTCCATGGCTGCCAGCTGTGCTTCGCCTTCAAGCTGTTCGGCCTTGGCGAACGCCATCCTCGACCTGCTCTGCAACTCCTGGACCTCGGCTTCGATCTTGCCAACCTCAAGCTCAGCGGTACGCATCTCAAGCTGCATCTGCTTGGCAGCCAGCTCGATTTCCTCTGGTGTAGGCGGCGCAACACCTTGCAGCGATGCGACGCGATCTGCGATGGCTTGTTTGTCGTCCAGCGGCGAGTGACGAATCACTACATCGTCAGGGATCATGACGCCAGCCTCGCGCATCTGTAAAGACGTGGCAAACTGCATATCCTCAAAGTTGTCACGTGCCGGGCGCGTACCAACGACTATGTCGTACTCACCGAGCGTGACATCGTTGATCAAATCGCCGGCAGCGTTCACACCGTTGATAACAAGCTCCTGGTCTTCTTCGCCAAAGCCGCCGCTACCAAGTGTTACTCGCAGCACACGGGTCTCGGTGTAGAAGTCCTGGATCAACTCCATCATCTTCTTGCCGACCATGATACGTGTACGTTTCAACGAGTCGAACGGTACGTCGACCTGTATAAGGCCGCGAGCCTCCAGCTGGTCAAGTGCAACACCTGAAACCTCGCGACTCGGCGCGCCAACCAAACCTTCAACACCGGCAATACCTGCTACATTGCCTTGCGACCGCGCCGCGAGCTGATCAAGGCCGGTAGGCACGGTGTTCGGAGTAATTTTCTCTGGGCGATCGGCACCTTTCTTCACGGCCATGATAAGACCGGTCTCAGCACCACGTTCCTCAAGGTCTTCGGTCGTCATGTTTATGAGCGACCCTTCTTCGTATACCCAGCCGGAGTTCGCCGTGGTGTTCACGATGTGGAGCATCTGCGACTCCATCTTGTTGAACTGCTCCTGCGGCGACAATAACTGTCGTACGATGCCGGATGTCTTGCCCTTACGGAAAAACGGGAAGTACGGGATCACTGTAAAAGTGCGGTACGGACTCCACGAATCATGCAGCGTTATGCTGTCTGCAGTGGTAACCCAGCGGATACGGCTGCCTACTTTACTAATAATGGACAGACCGGTCTGTTGTGCAATCTTCTTCGCCTGGTCATCGGGCAAATCGTCAGGGATACGCTTCATATCACCGACAGTGTTGTCGATGAAGAACCGTACCGTCGCCATACGGCGATACTGGCGTTCGATGATACGCACCGAACGTATGGTGATATCGTCCTCGCTGATCGACTGAATGCTGAAATCTTCGTCACCGAAGGTGCGTCGGCCATCGAAACGCACGGAATCTTCGCCGTATGTCTCATAAGAAGTCGTCGCTGTCGCTTCAACCTCGTCACGCTTGGATTTTCCGTAGTTTGCCTCGATATCGTCGAGCGTCATCCACCTGGTGGTTATAACGCTGTTCCAGTCGTCAGGATCATAGCTCTTGGCGTCAGGGTCGGGCAGCACTTCGTACGGATCAAGCGTACGGGCCTTGATATCGCCCATGATGTTGTCTTCGAAGTCCATGCGGAAGTCGAAAAAGCCGCGATCAATGACTATACCGTCCTCGAAAACCTCTCTTTCGAGAAATTCGTAGTCGTTATGGTCAAGAATCGACTCAGTGAGCCGAGTAATCGCGTCTGCGGTCTCTGCTTTGGCGTCACGGGCGGGCTTAAACACCAAATCAGCTCGTTGCTTAGACTGTTTGCCTAAAAACGCGTTGACGACCTTCAAAACTTCGTTGATTGTCAGTACTGGACGACCTTCAGCCTCCAGTTTGTTACGGTCGCGCTCGTCCCACTGCTCGCCGAGGTAGAAATCGTCGCATTTCTTGGCCGTTTCAAGCCATTTGTCGTGGCCGGAGTCACGTGCACGCTGAAAAGCTACCCAGTTCGCCTCTGCGACTGCGTTTTTATTCCCTTCATCCATGAGGTCCTACCGATTGACACCTTTGTCTCGCGGTGTACCTTCATTTTTAGTCATCGGCGTCTCTGCGCCACCCTTGAACTTGGTGCGTTTACCCGTTGAACCGCCGCCCTGGAACTTAGGTTTGCCCTTAGGGCCGCGAGCGTCGGGGTAAAGTACTTTTCCGTGTGGCATTACTGTTCTCCTACTTGAAATACTGAATCGTGACGGCAGTTGCTGCTATACCAGCCGGTGTACCGCCAGTTGGCGCTACGCCAGTCACGTGAATTGTCGTATTCGCTTGAATGTACCGCGTCGCGCCATGTGTCAACGCTGGTGAGATCGCCGCAGCAATTGCCGTGGTACCCAAACTTGCAGACAGCGCAAACGCGTCTGTATCTCCGGAAATGCCGACGTAAACATACGCAGGCGTTGTAGTAGCCGTAAATGCCTCAGTAACGTCGTACACCGAAATCGCACGCACCTGGCCGCGAAAACCCGGCGGTGACTCGATCACCTCGGTCCATCCTTGGCCATAATCCCCCGTTTCAGTCGCAGCGACGTGTGGGAACACGTACGTTACGTCGAACGGCGCGTCCTCCAAGTCCGGCATAACCAGTGGTGGGATCGCATCTACGAGGTCTGTCAAATTACCCATGGTCTAACTCCTAAGCATTAAGCAGCAGGATATCTATCTCTGCTGTTGCTGGAACTGTTGCTGCACTGGCGGTGCCTTGTATCTCAATATCTGTACCAGCGTCAAACACCTGTGGTACCTCAGGACGACAAATATGTGTGTTCTGAAGCACCAGATTTCTACCTTTGTTCAACCACACAGTACTGCCTGCCTCGCGTATCAAGAAATCAAACGTACAAGAAGCTGTCACATGCGTTGATGTGTACGTAAGTTGCTGTATGTATGCTCGCTTACCCGCGGGCACTGTGTAAAAAGCTTGCTGCGTCTGACTAAGGCCAGCACCTATGGTGGCACGAATCGTTGTTGCTACGTCCGGCGTACCAGTGCTCTGCGTACCCGTCGAGGCGTAGATAATACCAGTGTTGGTACCATTGACTCCCGAACTCGCTACATACATGCGATTCACTCGGAGAAACGACTTGCCAGTGGTCAGCACCGCCGTTTGCCCGTCCAGCGTCACAGTACTACTGATCTCTGCGAAGTTAGCGTCAAGTCCTTCGATGGTAACGGTCAGTGCACCGTCACCAGCAGTATTATCATCCGTGTCGTCGGTACTGGTAATGTCCAGCACCGCGGCTGCTGCGGGCCAGGTGTACGCACCATCCTGCAACCAGATAGTATCTGCCGAGCCAGCTGCTGCGTTAAACCCAAACTTGTGGTTATGCGATTGGTCACGCTGAAACCCAGCTGCGACTCGCACACCCCAAGGAAGAAATTCGTTGTTTAGTTTAATCTCTTGTGTCATCTTAAGACCCCATCATGGTGCGCGCACCGCGGTGCATGCTGCTTAACCTGTCGCGCCAACTTGCTCGTTTCTTCAGCACGCTGTAGTTCCGTCCCGGTGACGGCATGTCAGATGCCATCAACGCCAACCAGGCTGCTGCATCGACGTGATCGTCACGCCTACCGTACGGAAACTGCAGCAGCTCCGTAACAAATTCATCCACCCAGTCACATTCGTCAGGGTGCGGCAGCCAGACTTTGCCTTGCCGCATAAGTCCCTGCAGGCTGCGACAACGCTTCAATTTGTTGCCTTCCTGCGCCGGACGAAGTTCCTCAATGTGCATGGCGTATAGTTCCCTATCCTCTATGACGGTGTCGAGCAAAGGCCCCACGGCCTGCGCTACTTTGTCCTTCTCGATACCCACCGTGTACGGCAAATGCTTCTCATAACTGTCACAGATTTCGTCACATATCGTGAACGCGTCGAAATGCCCGTGACGACAGTCAACGAACCAGAACTGCCCTATCGTATCCTTACCCCACGTCATACCGACAGTTTTGTCGTTAACCTCTTTCTGCCCAATAGCCAGGTCCCAGGCGCTCGCCTTGGTCAGCTCCTCGGGCAGGTCTTCCTTGCGGTAATACTTGATCATCGACTTCTGAAACGCAGCCCCCTCGTCGGGCACCGGATTTTGCTGGTAAAGCGCCGCCCAGGTGCGCTCGCCGACTGCCTTACGAATCATCTTCAGCTGCGCGTGGTTGTACCGGTCTGCGTGCAGTGGATCACCTTTGCGCCGATGTTTCTCGTCATCGACCGCGACTGCCGGGTAACGCACCACCTCGAACACGTCGCCTTCGCCTTCAGCCATATCAGCCTCCAGACGGCCCGACAAATCGTCAAGGTGCCAACGCGTCTGAATAACAAGCACTCCGCCACCCGGTGCCAAGCGCGTGTACGCCGTCGATGAATACCACCTTATAATGCCCTCGCGCTTCAGCTCACTCTCTGCCTCCTGCGAGTTCTTGATCGGATCATCAATGATCAGCACGTGCGCGCCCTTACCCGTGATCGGCCCTTCCACTCCGGCAGGCAGGAAACCACCTTTCTTCTTCGTCTTCCAGCCCTTGGCGTTCTGGTTCTCAGGGTCAAGATGTGTTGACGGGAACAACACGCTGTACTCTTTATCCCTGAGTCGCTGACGCACATTCCTGGAAAAGTCCAACGCCAAAGACTCCGCATAAGAACAAACAATAAGCTCCCAGTTAGGATGATGACCCAAGAGCCACGCCGGAAACTCCTGACTAGCTATCATCGACTTGCCGTGCCGCGGCGGCATCTGCAGCAACAAGCGCGGGTTCTTCCCTTGCTCCACGTCGCGCATGAACTTCTCCAGGCGAGCGCAAATATCCTTATGCACCCAGCCCGCCAAATAGTCAGGGTTGAACCGCAAGATACTCGCTATCAAGTACTTCCTGGAAAGCTCACGCTGCGCCAGCTCACGCTGCGCATTGTTATAGTCAACTTCGTCGGCCAGCTCGGCCATTTTCTGCAGCTCGGCATCCTTGTTTTTAAGCGCCCTGGCCGCAGCGTTTTTCTTCCTCGATGCAATCAGTCGGCGGGTTCGTGTCTTAAGCCGCCGCGCCTTAACCGCAGCTCGCGCTTTAGCACACTCCTCAGGCCACTTCTTCTCCATCACAGTGAGCCATCTGCCGTTTATTTTCAGTGGTATGGGCTTTCGCTTGCGCTTACCTTCTAACCGCGCCTGGTTCTGAGCGTCGTGGCGCATGCGCTCGAAATACGCGCGCTTAACCCGGGCAGTCTGCTGCTTATTCAAAAGCTGGCTCTTCACGCACCTTTAACGGCTTGCGCGAAGCACGAAGGTCTGGGTCGAGCGGCTCTGCGCTTGCCTCAGGCTCCTCGACCACCGTAAACTCCGCATCGACCGCGTCCGCCATACGGCCTCCAGCCATTCGCCTGAGGTCTTCATCAGTCATCTCCTTAAGCTCGTCCTTGGAATAGTCACGAATCTCCAGGATTCGCTTGGTGGGTTCGTAGCTGCCGAGCAACTTACCTATCTCGCGCCACGCCATCACCAACTCTGCAGAAGTTGCTGCTGCATTAACCGCGTCCATCATGCCGCTTAGTACGTCGCTCTTAGTGAGTAGGTCTACGCTCTTGGTGCTCTCATTAATAAGATACCGAATAGCTGCCAAAACCTTCGGGTTCTTAGCCAACGAAGGAGCTGAATGGTCTGCCGCACCTGCGGCACGCGCCGCCGCCGCAGAGGTCAATCCCTGCAGACGCCCCTCAACATAATTCTTCTGGATAATTGTCAGAATAGTGTACGGATTATTCTCAGTGAGCTTGAGTTCGGTTTTAGCCACTCTTCAACTCACTCAGCTCCTGGCTTTGCGCCAAGACCTTGGAGCGGAGCCGGACAACACTGGCACGCAGCTCGCGTTCCTCACGCCTGCGCTTGGCACGCCAGGCCTTCATATAATTACTGTGGCAATCCTTACAATACCGCTGTCCGTAGCGCTGCGGCTTCGAACAAGCTGGCATGCTGCAGAGCTTGGCGTCTGACATTAGCTGATCCTAAGAACGTCGTTCTGGTCTCGTAGAACAGCAGGATACTCCCCGGGTCGCATATTTGCCATAGACAGCCCCGGGGTGTCCTCAAACTTAATCTCAACGTCGTGCACAGTGACCACCGGGTAGTGATCACTGAGCTCTCGATGGGCTACGCCCACCGAGGTCTTAAACACCAGCCGGTAGCCGGTTTCGTCATGCACCAACTTCGCTGCGACCGTATTAGTACCAATCACGTAGCGCTCGGCACCATAAATAGTAACAAGCGCTGAACGCCACGGTGGATTAGTAACTGGCATCTTGGTGACAATGCCACAACGTTCTAGAATGCTTTGCTCATTCATCAGCTATAACTCCAATTGCCAGGTGTGCGGTCAATCTTCCTCTGGTCAATCTTCCAGTAAGCCCAGCGGCACTTCGTAGTATCCGTCTTGTCGTCGAACTTCATGTTGACTGTTAGTTCATCATCCGCAGGATTTGGAGTTAAGTACAGCCACAGCCCCCGTGGTGGGGGCCTTGTTGATGTGGTGGTCCAGATGTTAGTGAACCTTCTGAAATTCTTGCAAGGCTGCGTTGAGATCGAACTTGGTCATCTCCACTGGTACTTGATATGTCCTGATTTGTCCGCGTTGAAAACCTTTCTTAAGGCCGCAGAGGAATGCTTCGTCTTGCGGTTGTAGTTTGATGGGTAATTCTAGTTGGAATGGGTCACGCATGGGTTTCTTCCTATTAGGGTGGGGAAAAACCTACCCCTTTGAGGTAGGTAAGGGGGATGCAAACATAATTACTTTGCCGTCTTCGAGTTCGAAGTATTCTCGTTTGATGTTGCCGTTGGTCTGAGTACGAGGTGCTCCGTACAAAGTGCGGAGGTGATCACGGTGGAAGTTGAACATCTGCGACTTGCCACGTTGGCGGCTAACTCTAAACAGCTGACTCTTGCTCGTCAGTAGGTGCTTCACATCTTCGTACAAGACCCAAGACCCCTCAGGGTCTTCGTCACGTCGTACGTCGTCTACAGTGTATCGCTTCATTGTTCTACGATAACTGAAATACGGAAAAATTACAAGCGTTTTCGCATAAAACTACCCCTCCCGTAGTACCACGAGCAAGCACGCCCACCCCATTCGCAATCACTACCATCCAACCTCGAATCCGTCCATCACGTAACTGGGCCCCGTCGATTCTCCTGCGATCAGCTAGCGAGCACTGGTCTGGCAGCACCTGGCTACTAAGCACTGAGCACTGGTTAACTTCAATGCCCCGCTGATCGCTGGTAGTTGGTTTGTGTAATTAATGTTGATTACGTAATGGAGTACACACCATGGCTACACGCATTGAGAACTTGCAAGTTTCGCTCTTCCTTAACGATCGTCCGGGCAACCACTCGTACATCCAGAACCAGTCACGGCCCATGCTCAGTGGTTCGCTCTACAATCCCAGTGACGCGGACATCACCATCGTCATTCCTGCCAAGGGTCGCACCTACCTTCCGGGCCTGTTCGACAATAGCAAGTACGCCAACGTCGAGACCAAGCTCACCAAGACCGCAGTGACCGTCAAGCTCCCCATCGGCGGCACCACGCCAGTCTTCAACTCCGGCAAGGTTAAGAACTAAGCCACTATCGGGCTGACATCCCGTGAACACTGTCACCAAGTCCTGATAGACCCGTCAGGCTATTGGCTGCGGCTGATAGAGCACGTCATGAGTCCTGACGTTAACTGGGCTCTTCACCTTTTTTTACTCATCAACCTCGCTGTGGGGTGCTTCATTTCCTTGCAGCTGACTACATCGTCCGCATGGGTGGGCTTTTTCCTACCCGAGTGGGCATTTTCCCATAACTTGGAGATTTTCATGAAACTCACAATCTACTACCTCGTTAAATTCTTACTCGTCGCTTCATACACATACATCATAGTATTTCTCTTCCACTACAGCCTCATGCCACTAATCACTCTATACGGTTTCTGGCCATTCATCGGCACTATCACCTTCATGTCATTCGCTGCTTTCATCATCAGTGCCGCCTTTTTCTTCATCCCTAAACCTAAATCACCACAAGCTACACACCGCCACCCTGATCTCACAAAGGAAACACAATCATGAATCTCAACCGCATACGCAACTCAGCAATCGACAAATCAATCAAGCTACTCAAACAAGCCAAAGCCAAGCCAACACCAGCTAGTACTGAACTCAAACACTTGCTCGACAATCCTGAACTCTCCAACGCCGACAAAATCAAAGCACTCAACTTCGTCGCCAAGCAAATCAAGGAGACACAAGATGCTTGAACTAATCGGATTCCTCGCTGTTTGTTTTCTTGCCTACCAATGGTTCGACCAACAATACGGAGATCACGATGATGACTAGCTCCCCTGTGATTCATCTACGACCCGCAACAGCCTGCCACAAAGCCATGACCGGTATCTTACAAACCGAATGTCAAACCTGTCACATACTCATAGACATCGACGTTCAACTTATCAAAGACTTACCACCATGCAAAAACTGTGGTCCTACCCAATGGCACTATGTCACACCCGCCATTGATATCCTCAACACTCTCGGCTATACCAAACACTTAGCCGAACAACACGCTCCACTCACCAATAAATAACTAACACCAAGTCCTAGTTCATACCCAACAAGTATGAGCTAGGCGTTTCCTCTTTTTTACCTATAGCCTAATAGTGGGTACTAACCCCACGAGCAGCTACGTAGTGAGTATCACGAACTACGCTGCTCGCTGGTGGGGTGGTGGGTGTATTTAATTGGTTGTGCGAATTAAGAAACGACTGATTATGTAAGTAATTAAACTTTTAATTAGTAGGAGACAATCATGAACTGTTACACAGGTATTGGCGCAAGACAGACACCCGCTGATGGAGACTAATCATGAAACGCGAATTCGGAAACATGTGGACCATCTTCGACCACACCGACAACTTCATCATCACTACTAACTCGTACATACGTGCAGATGGTGCACTTGTTATGGGACGTGGTATCGCAGCTGAAGTCAAAGCACGATACCCCCACGTACCTCACGAACTTGGTGCAATGATTAACCATCTCAGCCTATATGGCCTGGTCACTTTGATGACCAAGCAAGGCCTACCTACTATTAGTGCATTCCAAGTTAAATATCACTACTCAGACCCGGCAACGCTAGAACTCATTCAATACTCAACCACGTACCTGGACACACTAGCATCAGAAATACCTGAATGTCGCTTCGACATGAACTTCCCTGGCATCGGCAATGGCAAGCTTGCCTACGACGATGTCCTACCCATAATTCAACAACTCCCAGATAACATACATATCTGGACATTCCACCCTGGAGACAACTCATGAAACGTATCAATCCCAGACTGCAGCATATGCTGCCAACCAAAATACAACTCAAACGTGATCTCAATGACTGTGATCCACTCCCTAAACCGACACTCCGCTGGATGTGTCCTCAATGTGACAATCAATATGTCACAGAAAAAACCTTCCTTACCTACTACAACTGTCGCTGTGGTTGGGAAGGTACTCGCATCGATTTACTACTCGCTACACCAATGAAACTTCGAGACGACTATGTCCTCGTATCAAGCATATTAAAGGAAGACACTCATGCCGTATCTAAATGAAAACATGAGTGAACTAGCTTGTCGCGAACGTGTTGAACATCTCAAATCTCACGAACAAATCGTTGAAGCCCTTGCTCTCGTACAAAAGCAACTCGACTCGCAAAGCAAGGCCCTTAAACTATTGCACGAAATGTGCAACATACTGAAAAAGGAAATCCAATGCTTGAAGCAGGACTCTTAACAGCAATCGGTGTCATCTGGATACTCAGCCGGATGAATCTTAAACGCATAGCAGGTTATGCGTTACCAGTAGATATCGCATTAACGTCTGGATTGGCATTTATATTTATAGGTACCTATGCCGGACTCATGACTGGTATACTAGCAGGATTGATAATCAGCATCTTCTTAACTGGTGTTAAGAAAACACTAGGCGCTGAACGCTTAAGATTAGAACGTAAAGAAGGTGATGCACTACCACGAGCTAGATGGAAGGAGGTTAAATGAAAAAAGGATCAAGAGCGCCAATGCCAGCCAGGTTTTGGAACTTTATTGTTTCAAAGCCTGATTGCTGGCTATGGCGTAACACAACAGGCCGACCTAAATTCTGGCATGAAGGAAAGTTCGTACCTGCTTCAAGAATAGCTTACGAACTTACTTATGGCCCCATACCCAATAACAAGATCATATGCCACCACTGCGACAACCCACGATGTGTCCGACCTGATCACCTATACATAGGTACATATCAATCAAATATGATTGATAGAGAAGTAAGAGGTAACACTGCTAAAGGTGAAGCTATAGGCACATCAAAACTTAAAACTAAGCAAGTAGTTGAGATACGACAACTACTAAGAAACGGCAAAAACCAACAGGCTATTGCTCTTAGATACGGTGTCCATCAAGGCACTATTTCTCGTATTAAGCGTAATAAAACTTGGAAGGAAGTGAAATGAGTGCGTACACAAAGAATCTACGTAACATCGCAACTAATCTTCGTACTGAAGGTTGGGACATGCGTGCACATGCTATTGAACATGCAGCTGATCGCATGGATGCAATGGAAGAGCTTATCACTAACTTGATGGAAGGAGAAAATGTTGCCAAAGAAACCCAAAGGCAAGAAAGACAAGAAAGGAACGCCAAGGGATAAGTCACCAAATGAAATTGAACTGTATTTTCAATGCAGTCAATGTCTCGATGAATTGCCCTATGGTGTGTCACCAGCTGAATATGCCAACCTTAATGTCGGCTGGTCAAAGCCAGGTATACAAGTCTGGTGTAACCGTCATGATTGCAACATCATTCATATTGATTTTGAAGGTGTAAAACATCATTTAGTAGAGGAGAACACTGCATATGTCAAAACGCACTAGCAACAAAAAGAGCAGGGATCGTAAGACCCCTGCTCGATCACAACCCAAGCAAAGCAAGTATGGCTTGAAACATCGTGTAATACGAGCATTCAAACGCTTGTTCAAGTAGTCAATGGAGACAATCGTGATCAGACTACGAGTAGCATTCATCGACGGTACATTTGTCGATAAAGAATACCTCAATCATGAGATCGAAACAGTAGAACTCATGATTGAGGGCACGCCTCGTGATCTACTCTGTCGAGTAGAACTAGAGGACAACACAGAAACCTTAATCTATAAATACTCAAGGAAACCAGACTATGTCTACTAAGACGACAAAGAAACAAGCCAACAAAAAAGCAAAACGCAAACAAGCAAAGAAAGACGGACTCGCTGATCTCAAGCGCCTGGCACGTAACAAGAAAGCACGCGAACAACGTGCTGCCAAAAAACAAGAGAAACTCAACGAAGAGAACGCAGAGAAGAAGCGCCTCACTTCAATTACTGAAGGTGTAACCATCCCTGTCTCTAACGAGATGGAACCTGAAGGTTCACATTCAATTGACCATGGCACTATCATGGACAATCATATTGAACCTGATACCAACAAGCATCCTGCTGAAGACCTCAAATTACACGAAACAGCTGATTTATCCTTCTGGAATAACAGCTGGTGCTGGGTCGAAGCTGCCAACAGCTACGGTAATAAGCCACAAGATAAGTGGTTCATCAATCCAACCTCAGAACTCATTGGCAAGGTCATGCTCAATGCACCTACCATCATGAGTGCTTGTGAAGTTGGTCTCATCGCTGGTCAACATGTAGAGCAACTCAAACGTGAGCGAGAACGCCACGTTGAGTTTCTAAGAACTTGCGAACCAGGTGATATCGTATCTGAAGCACTAGATATGTTGACTGCGTATCAAGGAAGATACTTTGAGTGTGTACAACGATATCTTGGCTTAGAAGCAAGCTATCACAATCAACAGAACAGCAAGAACATTTCATCAGAGCAACTGGAGAATGCTCAGCTTCGTAAGCACAATGCTGGTGGACAGTGCAGATCATGGGCTGCCAAGCTCATAGCACTGGTCGAAGGATACAATGCAACAGTCTCTGACGAACGAGCGTTTAAACTCTCGTTTGACTTCGCGCCGTTGCCACCTGATGACAATCGTCCACCAACTCGTGAATACAGCTTGTACAAATGGTCGGTAACCAACACCCTCAATAAGGTAGGACGCCGACTTGCTCGTAGCATCAAGGAAGGCAAAATGGATGCAGAGAAATATCGCATCCCTCGTCCCTGGCTAGAAGAGTCCCAGCTGAAGAGTCAAGTTGGTGCCAACGAACTACTTAGTGACTTTGCATAAATCAGCGCGATTCTCTCCCATCGCAAATGTCACTACCCGGTCAGGCCCTGTGCCTGGCCGGGCTTTTTTACCCCATTACTGTATGTGGGTTGGAGACCATTATGAAAGTTGTTTACAACGTCTGTCCAAACAAAGAATGTGGAAAAACACTGGATGGAGCAACTAATGCTGATGATATAAATGATAAATCATCACCAGAACCAGGTGATGTCAGCATCTGTACTTATTGCGAAACCTTCCTCGTCTACGACGACACCATGACATTACAATTTCTTGACCCAGACAAAGAATCACCAATAACAATGCTTGGTCTTGAACAAGCGCTTAGGTACATACGCGAACTTAAGGTAACCGGAGAACTGGAATGAAATGCCTTGTATGTCATTCAGATGAAATTGAATGGTTAGAAACCATAATGCTTGATCCAGAGGAAGGTTATGAATCGTATACGTGCAGGAATTGCAGGAGCAAGTTCGAGCTTGGGATTAAAGTTACGAGGCTTATCTACACAGGTCGTGACAACGTGTTCCCGTTTGAAAACGAGTGAAGTAGCAGAAGCACTAATAGCTACATGGTGTGTTGAGTTCTTAAGAGTGAGAAAGATAGGTGGACTTAACGTAGTACAGATTGTAACTATCAGCGTACTAATGTTAGGAGTGAAAACAATCATCACTGAAGCCAGTAGGAGGCGATACGGTGGAAAAGATAAATCAATTGTTGTGTCAAATAGGACTACATCGGTGGAGTCCATGGGAATCCATGGAAACTCCTATGTTCCCAATCAGCGGGTACGACGCGCTCGAAGATATCAACGACGTGACCATAGAGACCCGTACGAGAACTTGTGAACGGGGAACATGTGGCAAAGGTCAGATAAGAAAGGTGTTGCACTGGTGATGGATAGACTATCATTCGGGGTTATGCCCGATCGTCATATGATGATAGATATCGAAACCCTGGACACTGCAGTCACAGCAGCGATCCTCGCCATTGGTGCAGTAGTTTTCAATCCGCGGGGAGAAATATTGGAAGATACCTTCCATGTCACTATTTCAGCAGACGAAAATGAGAAACACGGTCGTACCGTCTCACGGTCTACCGTAGCCTGGTGGCATCAACAAGACCAGGAAGCACAAGATGCTGTCTTCAAAGGCCCGCACGTACCACTAAATCTAGCACTGGCTAATTTTGCTCAGTGGGTAAATAGAATGGTTCCAACATGTACCAGGGTGTGGGCAAAATCACCAGACTTTGACTGTAATATCCTGATTCATGCGTGTGCAGAGCAAAATGTGCTTTGGCCATTTAAGTTCTGGGAAGGACGTTGTGTGCGTACCATCATGGAGCTTGCGTATGCTGGTGGTGATTTTCCACATATAGATATGGAAGGTCCGAAGCATGATGCACTGGCTGATGCGAAACTGCAGGCAATGCAGGTCCAACACAGTTATTACGTACTAGGGGTTTAGTATGACGTTCGATAACGCATTAAAGATGTTCAGACAAGGTGTCAACATGACCAGGCTTGACTGGGCTGATGCGAAACAGTCTGTATATCTTGAAGAACGTATCTTCAAGAAAACTGTACGGGTATATGCAGACCAGATTAAATACTCAACCATTGCTTATTCATTTAGCAATGAAGACCTGTTAGCGAAGGACTGGGAGGTTACAAGATCATGAGCATTAATTTCGATGAAAGCATCCGGGCTATTTACTACGCTTCGTTGAACGAAAACTCAGACTGGATGCTTGGTATTAACGAAGAAGAAGAATATTGGCACATTCAATATCGTTTTCGTTATTACCATAGTGATGATCCCTGGGATCAGGAAGACAAGAAAAACTGGTACGAAATACGGGTAAGCAAAACGGACTCCCTGGCATCAGTAATTGAAACCGTCAATGAAATGTTTAAGATCATAGAAGAAACAGCTGATGGTGATTGTTATAAATTGCTTCGTGGAGAAGGTACACACAAACAGTTCTTCACTGAATTTGAAAAGCTGCCGTTTGTTCACAAGCGTGAAGCAACGGAAGAAGAGCGCCGTGAAATGGACATGGAGAGTCCTATAGAATCATGAGGTGTCAAGCGTCGTTCGGTACATCGCCGATCGGATTGTAGTAAGCCTGCTGGGTATGACCCGGGCTACGAACAGAAGACTTAAGAAGGCACTTATTGACGCTGGTGCCTTGCCTCTCCAAAACACATGATTGTCTCCATGTTATATGACCTGGGATACAACGATCAGTGAGGTCATAGCCAGCTCGGGTGGCACTGGTGGTCAAGACGCCCCAATAGTTCATTAACCTTAGAAGGAAGGAAAATGTCAGACGAAACAGAATACGCGATGAAATATGCGCGTGAACGCCGTATGCGTATCAATCTTGAGGACAGGTTACTCAGCCTCATGTATCGATTGGTGCCATATGCTGCAGTGACCAATGATCTTTGCCACAGAATAATCAGTAAAGAAGCTGACGATGTTGCAGGAGCTATAGCACGCCTTGCCGAATGGCAAGGTGATGTCGAACTCAATTTGATGCTTAACCTGCTCAAACCTGCAGGTTTACTTGAGGGGATCAGCATCGAAACCCTGGAAAACATAGATTGTTTACAAGACCTGCCAGACGAAGAGCTTAATCGACTGGAGACTATTACCAAGGGATGTTCTGAAAAGGTAGAAAAAGAATGGGACAAACTGGCAATTAGCCGCGGATATGCTACAGCAGAGGAGTACTGTGAAAGGCATAAAGAAGCGATTATCAAATCAACCCTCAAGGCTATGAAAAAGCACGGACTAAAACCGAGGTCTCATGTATAAATATCACCAATACGAAGAAATCTATCCACGTATTTCCTTACACGATCCTGGCAGTAAGAGTAGACAACTTCCAGTACCTAAAAGAAAACGTGATCCCCCTGGATCGATTAAAGGTGAACTCGTTGCGGTCTTTTTCAAATTCGATATGGATCGTTATGCAGCCTTGGTAAAAATCCTTGATCGTACTCATTACTTGACAATTAAAAGGGAAGGGTTTCGACAGGAAGGCCCTATATCATTAGGCCAATTCGTACGAATAGAGATTGATCGATGGCACAAAGATCACTACATTTTCGCCCGGTACGACTTGTCATACAAACCAGCCCACATCATCGAAGGCATACAGTTAAGGATCAGCATAAGTCGCAGTACACGGGATAAATTGAACAAAGCGGCCAAGAAAGGTGGATTCACCGTATCGGCCCTGCTCCGGGTGCTGGTGGAACGTAAAATGGACGAAGTGCAGTCCTTATGTGGGCCGTAAACACCATTTATAGCCTTGTGTTACGTATGTTAAGTCAAAGTTACAGACAAAATCAAAAGACGTAACAAGCCCTAACTAAAGCCAGTACTTAGTGCTAAGAAACTTTGTTACGGATGTTACATCAAACTCACACGATTAGGTTCTGGCTGAGTTCTGGTGGGAGGACCTACCCCCTACTACTACTGTATATGTTATATATATATTTTATATAATTAATGTAACAGTAGTAACAAATAAGTAAGGTATTTATAAAATTCAACAATTTACCTTTGTTACAGCTTTTGATTTCCTGTGTAACTTTAGAGAAACCGGGTGTAACAACTTTCAACTGAAACCAAAAAGGAAGGAAACAAGATGTCGAACCAATTGTTAATTGATCTAGCAGATAACATCAAAGACTCACTTGAAGAGATCGATGAGAAGATTGAATCATCAAGAGCTGAAGCTGAAGAGTCTCGTGGTGATATTGATCAAGCTCGTGACATGCTCAGCAATGCGTACGATGAGGCTGAAAGGGCTGAGGACCGAGCTATCGAAGCAACTCAGCTTCTCAACAACGTAAAAGCGACGCTCGAAGAGCTAAGCACGAAGCTCCAGGGAGACGAACTCACAGGGCTTGATGCTGATATCGCCCGCAACAAAGCCGATGTCCTGAGGCTCCACAAGGCCGGACACGGCATCGCAGCGATCGCCAAGCACAAGAAGATCAGCGAAAGCCTGGTCGACATCATCATCAGGCGAAACTTGGCGGCAGCATAGCAGGCTCCTGTTCAGGAGCCTGAGAACGAAGGAGACTGAGATGACACCTGGTGAGAAAAAAGGTTTGACAAAGATTATCAACGCACAAGCAACCATCATATCAATACTGGTCCTTACCAATCCTGAGTACGAAGATGTTCATTCAAACACCATGGACCAGTTATGGGAAGCAGCTCGGCTATTGGACCTTGATGCTATGGAAATGGTTGCTGATCTGGTGAATGTAAAAGTTCCGAAACTAAACAGTCCAACTTGAAGGAGGACACAACATGGGCAAATCGCTCGATGAAGCAGGACCTGTCACGGAAGTGGCAGAGGTAGTACACCACGGAGAGAAACTCATTCTCCCCGAGGGAATGAAAATCAACGCAGCTATTGATCTGCTGTATCGTCGTGCCGAGTACTTAGAGGCAACCGTCGAGATAGCTGAGAAGTTTGATGTATTCCCGTTCGATGGTGCGTATGCACTGTCGCAGGTAATCATCGAACGCTACGGCTGGGCTCAAGGTAAGTCAATCGTCAGTATGTTTGGCGAGCAGAAGCCGCAGATTTTCAAGATTCCATCATCCGTCTCGGAGAAAGTCGACGTGCCATGGGGTATGTTTGAACTACCCAACGTTACTGGCACATTAACCACCAGCTCTACACGCAACGCGCAGGGCCGTTACATCTTCACACTAAGTGCTGAAGTCAAACGCAAGGACGAAGAGACCATTCGGGACCTCTTCAAGAACCTTCGTGACTACCTGGCAGAGAACTCTCTGTACCGTGGCAAGGCCATCAAGATAAGGTTCCGCGACGACGACGGTGATCCGTTGGCTATGCCGGAGCCTGAGTTTATGGACGTTGCTAACGTCGATCCTGAGGGCTTGTTGCTTAACCGTGACCTGGAAGCCAGCATCAATGCCAACCTGTTCACGCCGATCACCCGCGTTGATGACTGCATCAACAACGGCATCAAGGTGAAGAGAGGCATATTGCTTGGTGGCAAGTACGGCACAGGCAAGACACTCGCAGCAACCGTTGCGGCGCATCTGGCCCAGAAGAACGGTATTACTTACGTGTATACGCCGCGGGCCAGTGAGCTGAGCGATGCGATAGCATTCGCCAAGCAGTACCAGTCGCCAGCATGTGTGATCTTCTGTGAGGATATCGACAGGCAGGTCAGCGGTGATCGTACCGTTGCCATGGATGACATTCTGAACATACTCGACGGTATTGATACCAAGAGTGAGAATATCATCACGGTGCTGACCACTAACAGGCTCGACAATGTCAACCAGGCAATGTTGCGGCCAGGACGGCTGGACGCCATCATTGACGTGGTAGCTCCTGACCAGTACACAGCTGCTGACCTGGTACGTTTCTACGGCCAGGAAGCCATTAACTTCGACGAGGATTTGTCGGGTGTTGGTGAAGCACTTGCCGGTCAGATTCCTGCAGTGATTGAGGAAGTCGTGAAGCGTGCCAAGCTGTTCCAGCTGGCTCTGAACGACGAAGGCTCGGCGGTTACAGGCATCAGTGCAGAAGCGTTGCACCAGGCATCGGTCACCATGACCACGCAGATCGAGCTTCTCAGTGACAAGGAAGTCATCACGCCAGCGTCGCTCGACACAGCGATGGGTGATGTCGTCAAAGTGGTTGTTGATCAGCACGTTCCATCGATTGTCAAGAAAGAGGTCGATAAGCTGCGTCAGCAGTAATAGAAATGCTCGTCGTTACACAACCCTCCCGTTGATGAAGGAATACGACGAGCATCTCAGCAGGACAGTGGATTCAATGTCCTTCGTAGGTCTGGCCCGCCTGCTCCACGCAAAGGGCCCTGAAGGAAAATTTTATGAACCACGAACACGCAGACTTTGACAAAGCCTGGGCTGAATACAAAGCAATGTGTATGCCGGATGATGCTGGCAAGACACAACAAGAAGAAACTCGTAAGGCGTTCTACGCAGGCGGAGCCGTTGTTTTTATGTTTATCAATGACTGGTCCGAGAAGGACTTGCCAGGTCCTGAGGGCGCAGCTGCCCTGAGGTCTTTGAACGATCAGTTCGAGGCATTCATGTGCTCTCTCGAAGAGGGCTGCGGTGACGCTGACTGTCCTGTCTGCGGTAAAGAAACACTTCAATAAATTCAGAGTATAAAGCATGGCTATCAAAGACGAAGACATAGGCTTTGGCGAATCAACCGTAGTCGTAAAACCCAGCTACTCAAGTGCCAGGCGTAAAATAAGAGTTTATTGTCACCACTGTGGCAGTGAAAAAATAGAAGTCACGTTTTGGTGTACATGGGATATACCCACACAAAGATGGGTAAGTACAGGTGAATGCTCCGAGGATGCAGAACCTTACTGTCCTAATTGTGGTGACACTAGCGAAGTTGAGGAAGAAAGAATAGCAGTACCAGGAGAAACCTGATGTGTTTCAAGATTGATAACAGTGCGGAGCAACCCAAGCGCAAGCATGCTTACAAGATAGTAAGGATCATGCCTAGTGGGTTGGTCAGAAGCTTTATCCGTGATAAACAATACTGGCAGTGTAACAAGAACGTAGAAATTCGCCACGACGCACGTACCAAGAATGTTTCACCGTCGTCGTTCTATGGTAATTATTATTCCTATGCTTGTGAAGGCATCTACGTATACGACACAGCACATATTGCGCGTACTGCGCTTGGTAACTGCTCATCGCTAACAGAATCAGGGGACCTGGCCATCATGAAAGTCGAGGTAGACCCGGCAGACTGGCTGCACTCAGCACTGAGTGACAGGTGGTATTTTGCTAGTGGCATATCGACCTACAGGAAAGTATACGTCCCTGAGAAACAACCTTACATGGAATGGTACTAGTGAGTGATCTATCAGATGGTCGTAATAAAGACAAGCGCATTGCTGAACTTGAGGCTGAGTTGAAGGTATGGAAACCTGATACGGCATCTCTTGGGCACTCATGCCCCGGTTGTGGCAGAGAATACAACCTCGAAACGGACTTACATGCCCGCATTGCTGAACTTGAGGCCGAGTTGTATCGAAAGAATAAAAGACTAGAGAAGTGGATTGCTTGCGCCAAAGAGTATGAACAGCGCATTGAGGAACTTGAGGGTGCGTTGCGTGAAATCGGGTCTGGCGCATATAACGACGAGTGGTCAGCCGACTTAGCACGGCAAGCACTAGGAGAGGATAAGAATGAGTGACCTGATTGGAATGTTGACCTTCACGCCAGAAGTTAAACGAATAACATTTAATGCGGACCAAGTTCGTGCTGTAAAAGCAGAGATTGAGCGCCTGACTGATAACTATAACCATATGTTAGTCCGCATTGCTGAACTTGAGGCTGTATTGATGACCGAATCAGAGAAGTGTGACCTACTATCGAAGGAACATTATCGGGACCGCATTGCTGAACTAGAGGCTGAAGTAGAGAACCTGAAGGGCGCATTAGAAGATCATGGAGTACTAGGAGAGGATAAATGAACGACAAAGAATTAGCTGATGCTGTAGTGGCGCTGGGTGTTGGACAGAAAGACCCACACCAGAAAATACTTCCGTATCAAGCACCGGACAGCAATGAGTGGGATGAGGATGAACTATTCGTCCGTGACTGGCGAGTAGCTGGGGCGCTGATGGAAATGTGGGCAGAAGACCAGCAGCATGAGTTTGATATAGGGTCTGATAAGGGGTTGTTTTATTGTGCGCCTCAAGCGCCAGACGATTATTCGTGGAACTCAGTCTGCTGGATTCAAAACGAATCACTCCCCCGCGCCATTATTGAGGCTTGTGTGGAAGCACTAGGAGAGGATACAAGAAACAAATCCTGAAGGAGGATATTCATGAATGCACAGAAAATAACGACAATGTTTGCTTTTGTCACCACGGAAAATGACAACGGCGACGAAGGCATCATCGCAACAGTAACTCCAAGCGGAGTACTTTCACCCATGGTCGGTTCGGACATGGACCTGTTACCCAAGATGACAGACCACGCCGAAGATATTGGCCTTAGTTATAAAATCAAATTTTTCAAAGAGGTGCCACGTGAAAGCGTATTTAATTGATCCGGAACAAAAATCGATTACCGAGATGTTCTATGACGACAGTAATTACAGAAACATCGGAAAGCTAATCGACGCTGACTTGTTTGACGTAGTGCGTTTTGCAGATACTCATGACGTGATTTATGTCGACGATAATGGTTTATCTGCTGATAAACGATTTTTTACAGTCAAAGGCTATCCATCACCTCTAGCAGGCAAGGGCCTGGTACTTGGTACTAATTACGCAGGGGAATCGATGGCACCCGAGACGACCATCGAGGGCCTGGAACAGATCATTACTTTCATATCTGACCATGCTGCCATAACCATGGCTGTCGAAGCTGATGAAGCTGCCGTACGCAACAAGGCTGAAAATACAATCTACATCCCCGTTGCTGACATTATTCAAAGTCGAGCGTATACTGATCCGTCTGAATAAGTGTATGTAAGCAAGGGAGTATGGAAAATGCGGGTTAATTTCCTCGGAGCTAGCGACGAGACGCCACTATCGAAGACGTTCGAAGAAATTGCCCCAGGTAAATACAGAGAAGAATCCTACCCCCACATTTCCAAGTTCAACTCCATTGAACGTACCATCAATACCACTGAAGACTTTTACAATCACATCGTTGCCTGTGCAAACGAAGGCTTGTGCCTGCTCAAGGGCGAATTAGACCGACCGCTGATCAATGAATCCCGCGCCGGGCATACTGAAGCGTCGACACCAACATCCTGGATATGTCTCGACGTAGACTACACAGTCAAAGATCGAACTCCGCCTGAATTTCTCGAAGCGCTTGGTACTGCGTTCGTAGATGTTAATTTTATATTCCAGAAATCGTCGTCCATGCACATCAAGGCTGAAAGCCTTGATGATCAAAGAGGATGGCGCGGTCACTTCTTTGTTCTGTTAGACTCACCCCAGTCGCCGCAGGCGCTGAAACAGTGGCTTATTCAGGCTAACTTGGGTGCTTCCTTCCTTCTGCCCAATATTGGACTCAGTGCCAGCGGCGGCGCTTTAACCTTTCCTTTAGATGTAACGACGTGTCAGAACGACAAGCTCTTATACATCGCCAGCCCACGCTGTATTAATTTCGATGACCCTGTGTCCGAGCGCTTCGAGTACTACGAAGGCAACCGGGACGCGGCCAGCCTGTGTTTAGACGTGTCTGCAGCGGCTAACCAGGCCAGCGTCCGGGAAATGCTCCACGTGAAACGTCACACGGCAGGGCTTACGAAAAAGACCTTTCGCAGTACTCAGTGCCAGGGTCACGAAGTTCTGACTAATCCTGACCCGGTAACGGTCACCACCAAGAAAGAAGAGCGTGGATTTGTCTACCTGAACCTCAACGGTGGCGACTCCTGGGGTTATTTCTTCCCTGTCAACAGCCCCGACATCCTGCATAACTTCAAGGGTGAACCCTGTATGTATATGTGGGATGTCGATAAGGATATTTACAATGAATATTCAAACACCACGAAAATCGACCTCAGTACCACCGGAGCTGTGGCTTTTGGTTTTCTTTGGCCTGATGACGATAATTACTATCGTGGCTTTGCTGATCCTGATACCGGGGAATTGTTCCGTTTGCACTCAACAGGATCAAAAGCAAAGCTCAAAGATTTCTACACCCAGAACGGAGTTCAGGTCAGCCAGGGGTGGGCAGTAGATGAGTGGCAGCTGGACTTCGACCCTACTACTGATGGCAAAGCAGACTTTGCTGCCAAGACAGTCAACACGTATAAACAGACAGACTTGATGCGTAACGCCGTGCCTCAGCACGGCGCTTCGTACATCCCGCCGTTAATTGATCGTGTCCTCACCAGCGTATGTGTCAATGAGGAAACAAAAAAATATTTCCTCAACTGGATAGCTTCTATCTTCCAGACACGTATCAAGACCAATACGGCGTGGATTTTTCAGGGAGTGCAAGGCACCGGCAAAGGAGTGTTGTTCACGCATATTCTCTCACCACTAATCGGTGGCAAATATTGCCACGAAATGACAATGGATCGACTAGATGACGACTTTAACGCTTACCTCAGTGACAACATCCTGCTTTTCATTGACGAAGCTAAAATCACCGATTCCCGCAATGGGGACCGCTTACTTAATCGGATTAAAAATCTCGTTACTGAACCCGAGCAGCACATCCGTGGAATGCGAAGAAACGCTGTTACTCGCAAGAATTATTCCAATATCATACTGGCGTCTAATTACGACGAAATTATTCCCATGGAAGTATCAGACAGGCGATTTAACGTTGCGCCTCGGCAGGAAGAGCCTATTCAACTGGAGTACGATGATATCCTTACAATTCGGAACGAACTGGCAGAGTTTGCCAATTTTCTCCACTCGTATTCTGTTGATACAAAGGCCGTTAAGAAAGTTCTTCTCTCGGAAGCCAGAGACCAGCTCATAATCTTGAGTGAAACCACGATAGATGCATTCTTCCATGCAGTACGTGACGGAGACCTGTCCTACTTCACGCAGTACTTAGACGATAGTGCCAAGTCCGACCTGGAAGGTATCAGGTACTTTGACTATGCACTTGTTGTCAAACAGTGGATAGAAACCATAGGCGAAGAATGTAACGTCGGACGTAATGATTTACGTATCTGCTACCAATACCTGCAGAACACTACTATCAGCGCGACCAAGTTTTCACGCATGTGCACCAAGTATGGGCACCAAATTATACCAGTCCGAGCCAACGGTAAACTCATGCGGGGACTTCACGGCATAAGGTGGTACTTATCCGATGAAGAACTAGCTCATCACAAAGAAACGGCGGCCAGTAATGTCGTACCTTTCAAGGAAAAAACATGAAATGTTGTATATGCGAAGGAGAAATTCAACCGCAAATGGTTAACGACATCGTTGTCTGGGACCAAGGCAACAACGCTGAACCTGTAGTAGAGAACGGTCGTTGTTGTGATGACTGTAACTGGTCTGTTGTCATACCCGCACGACTAGGCCTTCACCATAAACCCAAAAGGAAAAAGCATGAAGTATGAATTACCCCACCGTTCAATTGAAAAAGCTAAAGAGCTATTACCTGACTACATGGTCGGTGCTCTTGTACGTTACTTCAATTGTCATATACCGCCAGGTGATTTTCTTACCGCGGTACTCTCCAACGACCTTGCTGAAGCTGTAAATCGAGCAGATGAAGTTAACCGACATGCACTGGGTGACTACATCATATGGCTTTACAACTACGCACCTGGTCGTCCTAATGGTTGGGGTTCACCTCAAGCGGTGCAAGACTGGATCGCGTACGAAGAGGAAATTGCTTGATCAAAACCATCTCCGCCTGGTCCATCTCACGACTGCTTGACTTCGAGCGATGCGCTCATCGTTCGTACTTGCAGCTGATCGTGCGCTCCCCTCAGCCTGAGCTTCCTGACAACCACCCGATGCTCAGAGGCAGTCGTATTCATAAAGAAACAGAGGAATATATCAATGCAAGTACAGAAACCTTCCCCAGCAGCGGGAAAAAATTACAAGAGACAATCGACTACTGTAAAGACCAGTACGCAGACGGAAATGCTACGGTTGAGGATCAGTGGGCTTTTGATGAAAATTGGGGGCCTACTGATTGGTTTGGCGACACTACTTGGCTACGCATGGCCACTGATTGCACAATTTTTACTCTCGACACTGCAGAAGTTTATGACTGGAAGACAGGAAAGAGTTTTGGCAACGAAGTAAAATACATGCAGCAGATGCAGCTGTACGCTTGCGGCGTATTTATGCGTTTCCCCGAAGTAAATTTTACCGACGTAACACTAGGTTTCCTGGACGACGGCAAGACCCGTGTAAAGCACTTCGAACGTGGTGCCAAGATCAATGCACTTATCGCCAAGTTCACAGAGCGCGGTAATCGCATGACCAACTGCGTGGATTTTCGCCCCAAGCCGAACCCCATGAATTGTAAGTACTGTCCCTTTGGGCCAGGAGGAACTGACGCATGTCTGTACGGAGTAGAACCGCTGTAGTTGTAGTAATTGCATTCTTACTAGTAGGGCTTGGCATGTATGTCATGCAAGACTTTAGCACTCCGCATGAACGTTGCTTAGTAGCAAGAGCTAAGATCGAAGCGTACGAAAGCTTTCAACGCGACTCTAAAATCTACATGACTTGGGGCGAGCGACACAATTTAATTGTAGCCCGAGTTCAGGAAGCAAAATGGTGCGATCACCCTCTCTCAAGAGAAAATTAACCAAGTACAAGAAGGAAGGCAAAGATGCGCGATGGCTTGCTGGATACGCAAAAAAATGGCGAGAAGTTGAGCGTCGTTTCAATAAAAAGCGGACCAATGATGGCTAGTATGGAATTTGATCGTGTTAAAGCTAAACAGCTACGTAAAAAGTACGAAGAAGCACTTCGTAACGACGACACTTCGTTCTGGTTTGAAGACCAGGAATTATTAACGGCGTACGCAGCCTATTTACTGGAGTACCTGGACACAAGATTAATTTAGGAGAAAATCATGGCAGACAGAAAAATTGTTAGCGGGATGTTGGATAAGCTCATCGAGCTTGACGCAACATCGAACAAAGCCTACTACGAAATGGGGCAGATACTGTATGCGTTCTCAACCCAGAAACTCTATGAAATAGCTGGGTACGATACGCTCTCGGAAATGATCGAAGAAGAGCTTTCATTTACGGTCAGTACCGCACATCACTACAGCAGATTCTATGGTGAGACAAAACGCTTGCATTACACCAAGAAAGAATCTCTGAAGTTACTTAAAGAGCATGGTCTTACCAAGCTCAGCAAAGTATTAATTAAATCGAAAGATAAGATTGGTACCATCGCCATTAAAAAACGTATCAACAAATTTGACGAGTTCCAGATCAGCTTTACGCTGACAGAAGATGAACTCAAGGATGCGCACAGAGCATTACTCGTGATGGGTGCTACGCAAACAGGCGCAGGTCGTTACCAGCATTCGTCCGAAGCATTTATGTCAATGGTCCATCAAATCGTTAAGGTGAAGAAGGCAGCGTAATGTCAGATCATTATCACACTATAGTAACGCTCTGGTGCATAGCAGCGATGGGTATAGCTGCATTCGATGGCGATTTAATTATAAGTGGCCTTTGCCTTCTTACTGGAGGCATAACACTGATAGCAGGTCTAATGGCAGCTAGATGACTCATAGCATGTTCCGCAGTGACTCCATACCGGAGTTGTTCGAGCACCAGGATGAAACACGCGAGTACGGCATCCTTACGCCGCGGGTGTTTGATATGTCCGACGCAGGTACGGGGAAGACTCGTGCTTGGCTCGAAGTACTGGTACACCGTAAGAAGCTACTCGGTGGTAAGACCTTGGTACTTGCTCCCAAGACCATCATGCAGAATGCATGGGCCGACGACATCAAGAAGTTCACCCCGGAGCTAACCTATGTAGTTGCATATTCTACTAACAGGGCTAAAGCATTCGAAGAAGACGTAGATGTCTACATCACAAACCACGACGCGGTTAAGTGGCTCGTCAAAAACCCACAGTACATTAAAGATAGAGGTTTCGTGTCCATCCTCATCGACGAGTCCACTGCTTTCAAACACCGCACTTCACAACGATCAAAAGCTTTGGCCAAACTGGTTAAGTTTTTTGATTACCGAACTAACCTATCTGGCACTCCTAACCCCAATGGTCTACTTGATTTATGGCACCAGGTTTTTCTTCTGGATGACGGCGAACATCTTGGTGATAGTTATTGGCGTTTCCGTAATTCTGTATGCGAACCGAAACAAGTAGGCCCCAGTCCTCAACACGTCCGTTGGGACGACAAGGACGGCATGGTCGAAGCAGTCGGTGGATTGCTCGAAGATATGACTATCAGACATGTCTTTGAAGATTGCACTGACATCCCGGCAAATCATGTATACACCGTACCATTCACTCTTACCCCCAAACATAGAAGAGCTTATGAAATCCTCAAAGAACACGCGCTCCTCGAACTTGAAGAAGGCGGCATATCTCCGTTCAACACTGGTGTCCTGGCTAACAAACTTCTGCAGATGGCCTCAGGGGCTGTCTACGATGCGGATAGCGTTGTGCAGCTTTACGATACTGGTCGGTATGAGCTTGTCCTTGATCTTGCGCAGCAACGCGATCAGTGTGTGGTTGCCTTTAATTGGACTCATCAGCGTGATCATCTTATTGACCTGGCGCGGAAACGAGGAATAGAGTTCGCCGTTATTGATGGCAAAGTAAACATCAAAGACCGCGAGAAGGCGGTACGCATGTTCCAGGCCGGGATGATAAAAATCATCTTTGCCCATCCAGCGTCTGCTGCACACGGTTTAACGCTTACCCGGGGAACGACGACAATTTGGGCTTCTCCTGTATACAACGCTGAGCACTACATACAGTTCAACAAGCGTATCTACAGGATTGGCCAGAAGAAGAAATCCGAGACCTTACTGGTCATTGCAGAGAACACGATCGACGCAGAGGTAGCCGCGAAACTAATGGGCAAGGTAGAGCGAATGACAACTTTGTTGGAGATGTTGTCATGAATACACCACGAACAAAGGAATTGACTAAAAAGTATCGAGAACCTGGGCAGTTAGCTGCTGCGAAAGCTCCAGGTAAACGGCCAAGCAGGGAGGCCGTCACTAGATAAGGGCGCCTGGCTCCGGGCGCAGGTAAACCTGCAGGGCTTGCTTTTATGCCGTTCTTGTGGAACAATGACAGGTCAAGCTAAATTACTGAGACGACAATGAAAATAGACGACAAAATCGACGAAATGTACATGTTACGAGAGCGCAAGAAAGGCCTGGAAGCTCAGATCAAAGAAGTAGCTGACGATATACTGAAATGCCAGGAATGGCTGCTCACCAGGTACAAAGAGGTGGGTACTACGACCTCACGAGGCAAACTAGCCTCAGCCACAGTCTCTGAATCTATTGTCCCTAACATCACAGACTGGGGCGCTATCTCTGACTGGATTATAGAGAACGACGGCGTATACTTGGTCCACCGACGGATCAGTGCAGGTCCATGGAAAGAACTCTTGGACGCAGGGACAGAAGTCCCTGGCATTGAGCCGTACACAAAGACCACGATATCACTAAGAAAGCTAAAGGATTAAATCATGCCATCAACAAAGAAATCTGTAGTAAACATTCAAGACGAGCTTAAGAAAGAACTTACCGGGCTCAAGGATCGAGTAGAGCCACCCAGTGGCTACATGATCAGCACTAAAGGTAAAGTATTCAACCTGCCAAACGGTTCATCGAGCGATGGCCCTTTGACTTGCGTAGTCCTCGACTGGGCAACTGCAAATACTTACTTCGAAGGCATCTATAACCCCAAGGACATCAAGCCACCTGTGTGCTTCGCTATCGCAGATGAACCAGCCAAGGCTGCGCCGTCTGACAAGGCACCGAAGAAACAGGCTGAACTGTGTGCTGACTGTCCGAAGAACGAGTGGGGCTCTGACCCACAAGGCGGCAAAGGCAAGGCGTGCAAGAACACGCGGCGCTTGCTGATCGTGCCGATAGATGCCACCGAGAAGACACCACCCTGGATCATCAGCGTTTCGCCAACAGGCTTGAAGTACTTTGACAAGTACGTCAATACGCTGGCTGACATGGGTACGCACCCGATCGAAGTGACTACGGACATTTCGTTCGAAGCTTCTGACGCCTTCCCGAGCCTACGCTTCGAGGTTGTTGACAAGCACGATAACCTTAATATCATGTGGGCACTTAAAGGCCAGGGCCAGGAGATTCTGCACCAAGAACCGAAGCTGGACTGATGGCTGTCATCGCACAACGTGACGGAGTACGTGTGGTCGCATTTCAAAAGTGCGGCCACACTTCCATCATCAACATGTTCCTGACACCTGCTGATGTGCCACTGGTTCGTGGCGGAGCTATCCCAGACGACGCGTACCGCGGCACCGTCGAGAAAGCACGCAGCTGGCCAGAGCCAAGGTTGACTATTGCCTTCATGCGTAACCCGCTGATGCGCGCTTTCTCCGCTTACGATCACTTCATCATACGTACTCAGCGAGCTTCGATCATGGCGCTGGGGTTTACCCCCGACATGAGCTTTACCCAGTTCATTACTCACCTCGGGGAGATTGACCTGACTGCAGACGAACACCTCAAGCCGCAGTGGCTGTCTTTTATAGAAGCTTGCGCCAGCCTGGATGTTTATGGCGGGCAACTGGAGCAGCTGGACACAACCTGGCCACTGATCGTTGATCAATACGGCCTGGATTGCACCAAGGAAATACCGCACTACAATCGAGCTGAACGCGACTATATGTGGGACACAGAAGATCGTTTGCCCAGGTCTGTCCTGGCTGCGTTCAAAGTACTGTACGCTACTGATTACGCTTGTTGGAACGCCGCACACTTTGAAGCCGGAACGTCGTTTTCGTCAGTCTATCACTAAGCACTTAAGGACCATTTACTGCTGGTCAATCAATGATAGCTGGCATGCTGGAGTCCCTGATCATTAATACTCAGGGAATGGCGGTGACCTGTGGGTGGAGTACAAGTATTTCCCTACAGATCGCGCCAAGTTCGACCTCACCAGGCCACCCAAGCACCCTAAGCTGAGTCGTATCCAGCAGTCTTGGCTCAACGCACGACGTACTGAGGGCAGAGTTGTCCGAGTCATTGTTGGCATGCCGAGCGGCGGCGTGATACTGCAAGACGAAGAGTGGATGGAGCCCGTAGTCGTCGAAGGCATAATGACCCGCGAGGAAATCGCGGCTGAGATACTAAGGATTTGTGATGTACCCTGACGTTTATACTGAGGATGGAGTACGAAAAACCTCTCCAGAATATAGAAGCTGGCAAATGATGAAAAATCGTTGTCTTAATCCTAATGCAGAGGACTACCATCACTACGGCGGGCGAGGGATTAACATCTGCGATACTTGGTTGCTATTTGAAGGGTTCTTAGCTGACATGGGGCGACGTCCCGCTGAAAGTCTTACTCTCGACAGAATAAATAATAATCTTGGGTACAACAAAGCGAATTGTCGTTGGGCCAGTAGAAAAACTCAGGCCCAAAACAGAGATTACTGTGAGCTGGATCAAACCAAGGCTAATAAAATACGAAGACTATATGCTGATGGTGCTCTTCAACGTGAACTAGCAGAGATATTTGGTGTATGCCAAAGAACTATCTCGTTAGTTGTGCGGGGAGAGGCTTGGTGCGAGTAGTTTTAGATATGGAAACGTATTATGACGACGAATACTCACTC